CGGTTGTCGGTGAATAGCTGCACACCGGCCACGATATAGGCCAACTGCGCGAGCTGGCCGTTCGACTGCAAGCTGGTAAACGGCGTTTTGCGAAAATTCGCCTGCGACAAAACGTCCAGCTTAGTGTGCCGGGTATCAGGGAAATAACTATGCAAAGACGGACAATCGTTATCTGCGATTACCTCGGCCGCATAAAAGGGAGGCAGCATATTGCCGCCCGGGCCTTTTGCATTATCCAGCTCGGTGCGCGCGTACCCCTGCGAACTGATCGCCTCACGATAAGCGCGACCGATCGAGTACGTGGTGATAATCTGCTTGATAACGCCGCCCTGGATGCGACAGCTGTCCAGCATCTCGTTCCACGCCGCAATACCGTCAAAGATATTGGTCACGGTCTGCGTCGTGAAAGTCGTGGACGTGGTGAATCGCTGCGATTCCCAGGCGGTGGTGGTGCTGGAATTGATGCCGCCCACGGTTGCGCCGGCGGCGTCGGCCATGATGTCCTGGTAGCCGAGCATATTTTTACCCGACTGCGCGCTGAGTATATCCTCGTTGATCGCTTTGAGAATGGTATTCATCGCGTTACTGCCCAGGTGTTCCAGCTCGTCGAAAATGCGCTCCGGGCCGCTGTTTTCCCAGTGCTCGGTATCGCTGAGAATAATCGGCGCGGCGTAATAACGGCGCTTATAGAACGCGCTTTCAAACGGATCGACGGGCGCCTTGTTCAAAACGTCGTACTTGTCGAAAGACTCGGCGGTCCCGCCGCTGGTTTGCAGCTTGACCTCAATCTCCTTGCCGCCTTTGCTGCTCATGCGCAGGCCCTTGCGCCTGTGCATTTCGAGGGTGGGATAATCCTCGAAAAAGTTATCTATAACCTCTTTTTTCACACTGCGCTGCGTTGAGCTCCAATGTGTATCCCATACTTCGCTGGTGGTCTGTGCCATTGATTAACTTCCTGTCAGGGAATAACTACGTCATATTAGATTCAATTTCACGCAAAGCTTCCGCTTTCGATATTGGACCGCCCGCCGGCGTTGTGACCGGGTGCGCTGAGCCGTTGGAATTGACCCCCTGCTTTGAACGCTGCCGCACGGCACGGTTGCCCTGGCGGGCTTCCTGCGCGTGCTCAATAGAACGCCCCGACTCCAAACCTACCAACTCGGCCACCGTGTAAGGCTGGCCGGTTTTTCGATTTGGTGTCGAAATGTTTTTCTTGATAAATTCGGCCGCTTGCTGCGTTGTTTCCTGGCCAAATAGGTCGTAGGCTTCCTGGACCTGGTCCTCCATGCGCTTTAAGCTACTCGCCTGCTGTTCCTGGTTTAATTGCGAAACAACTTGATTAGTGGTTTGCAACTGCGGCTCCCACTGTTCCAGCCTTGAACGCAGGTCAGAAATAACGTTGGCCTGCTGCTCTTGCTGCTGGCTCATCGTCAAAATGACGTTGAGGCCGGCCCGATCCTCCGACGATAGCGACGGATCGGTCATAACCTGCTGCAACTGTTGGGATGTCGTCGGCGGCGGCGGTCCTTGCTGCTGCTGCAACAAAACCTGCCGCTGCGTTTCCTGGAACTGCTCTTGCTGCCGGCGAAGTTCGGCGCGCTCGGTGTCTACCTGGCGGCGGTCGTCCGCTACTTGCTGCGTTTTGCGCGTGTAATCGGCTTGACGTAGACCGTCCGCGTCGGACGGTTGGTTGTCGTTTGTGGCGCCATTAGACGCCGCTTGTGCATTGCCGTCTGGTTCTTCGTTAACCGTTTCCGAGGCGCCAGACTCGTTATCCACGCCGAGCATTCCCGCGCCCAACTCGGCGCCGGGATCGGGTGGGGTAGCCTCCGCTTGTTCGGTCGTGGTCGTCGATTCCTCCGGGAACGCTTCACTCATATTTATACCCATCCTTGTTTTTGTCGTCGCCGGCAGGATGGGATACCGGCAACAAATGAAAAAGGGGCGCTTTCCCTATGGCGGGATGGCGCCCCTTAGTGGCTCGTACTGCTGTCTTCGGCGAATTTTCGCCGACAATTTGGCTATTTAATCACCGTCTAAATCGAGCATTTCAGACCAGGGAAACATATCCCCTTTTAAAAAGTTTTGGGCGTCCTCTATTGTTTCCTCTACTATGTTTTTTTTATTCCCATAAGCGGCCGGAACTTGTCCCCGAGCGTCCAACATTGCCCGATGAATCACCGCCGCCGCCAGGCGTTTATAAGGGTTATAATTCGCCCTTTTGCTCAAAATTTGACCCAGCTTTCTTGATCGGGTCGCCGGCCGCCCGTGGCTCGATGGTCCACGCGGTCGCTCGGTATCTTTGCCCGGATTTCTTCGATGGAATCCGCTATGATGACATTGGGATCGCGCTCGGCCGTATTGCCGGCGTGTAAAGGCGCCTCCCGCGCCTCTTCGAGCGTTTCCGGCGGTAGTTCGTGCATCCCGTTTTCTTTTAGGAGTCGCTTGCGATGTCCATAATCTTCGACCACACACCCGAATTGAGGATCGAACTCCCCATATTTGCGGCCCGAATGGCTCGGATGGATGAGGTTCGACCGCTGACGGTCCCAGGTCGCCGCTTCACCGCAGGCGCAGGGAATCGACACCGGCCGGCGTCCCTCGTAAGGGTGCGACGGGTAACGCTGGCCACAGGCCGTACAAGCGAAATCCCAGAGTTTAATCATTTGATTGCCGAGATCAGCGCCCGCAATCCATCGAGCTGGCCCTTGCTGGCCATATAGGCCACAGTGCCGTCGCTGCGGTTCGCCGGGTTGGCCTCGATGCCGGATATTATGTCAACCGCGTCGATTCGCTCGGTCGCTGGTTTTGCCGGCGCCTTTGCCGGCGCCTTTGCTTTTGCCTTTGCTTTTGCCATTGCTTGCCTTACGCTGCGTCTATTGTTTCGGCCGTATCGGCGGCCACCTGGTTCGATATATTCTGCGCGTTGCTCTGGACCTGGCTGCGTAGCGTCGTCATTGCCTGGCCGGAAGGCGCCGCGCTCGGTGCCCCGATATTTTCCTGCTCTTGCTGTACTGTCTGCTCGTGCGCCTGGATATGCTGCTGAACAATCTGGTCGATTGCCTGGACCTGCTGCACAGCCTGCGGATTGAGATAATTGCCGGTCAAATCGCGCGCCTGAGCCGTTACCATTAATTGCTGGTATTGCGGCATCTGTTGATACATTTGATGCCCCTGGATATGTGCCTGATGGTCCTGGCCTTCAAAGACGCCCGGATCTTGCATGCGCGCCAGCATAAAATCGTGTTCGAGCTGTACGGCACGCTCGGCTTCCTCGTTCATATCGTCTACGAGCAATTTTTCAGGATCAGCCACCTCGTAAGCGCTCGCCAGGAATTTGTCCATTTCCATCCGGTCGAAATTGGGCGAATTAACCGCCCGGTCGTAGAAATCCACCGCCTGCGTGCGCTGTAGCTGCTCGAAGAGCGGCCGCTTGCTGCCGGTTTGTACATGTATTCTATAATTCCAAAGGAAGTCGGCCGTTTGAAGCGCCCGGGTCAAACGCTGCGCGCCGTCCGGCGCCACGTTGACGACGAAATCTTCCGGCGTGTATCGAGGATCGCCCATAATTTGAAAGGCGTTTCTGACCACGGTTTCATAAGCGGTTGCAACCGCCGCCTCCATCCATTCTCGATTGATAGAAGCCGCTGCGGCCATTAAGCCGGCCTCGGTAGCTGTGCGCGAATCCTCGGCGCCGCCCTGGGTCAAATCGTTGACCTGGGTGACCATATCGACCAGCTGCTGCGCTCGATCCTGAAGCGCGTATTGCTCGCCGGGTACGCTGCCCCAGCCGATTTCTCGCATGGCGCTGTCTGGGTCTTGCACGACGTGGAATTCGCCGTCGTTGCCCTTTCGCAGACGATCCACCAGGTCGGGGTTGGCCTGCGCCTCCGATTCACGGACCAGCGCCTGCCGAGATCCGCGCTTTTGCATACCCGACTGCCGGCTCATTGATTCGACAATCGCGCCCTGTAAATCCTTGATTAACTCCAGCTGCGGCACGGGATAATAAGAGTTATACGACTGATCAAATTTGATGGGGATAAACGGGAATCCAGATTCTACCAGCCAGCCGGCGGCCGACTCTCCATCTTCGAGATCGAGCACCGGCGTCTGTCCGTCGTCGTCGAACATCGGCGCGCCCAGAATATCGACGCGCTGGGGAAAGTGCATCTTTGCAAACGGATGCTCGATATCCTGTATCGGCTCCTCGACGCCGTCGGCAAACATGATTTGCCGTCGATCCATGCGGTCGTGGATTCGATCCACCAGCACGAAATCCCCATTATCGACCGATTCGCGCACCGCCTTTTGCTCGTCTGTTTCCGTGGTTTGTCGCTGCGGCTCGCCGAATATTAGATCGTCTTTATCATTGACAGACGTCGCCTTAATCTCGCGCTTGTGGCTAATATTGGGGTCGTCTTTCAATTGTTTGAGCGGCACCCACATTTTTTCTCGGATATATCGAGCGTGGCCGAGCATATGAGGCGGACACTGCGGATCAAGGTGCACGAAGCCAGGCGGTACCCGAGATACGCAGACGAGATCGTCGGCCATTGAATCGTTAGCCGTATAGGGCGGGATTAGATCGTCGCCAGGCGGGTTATAATCGACGCGCAACCAGCCGATGCCGCAGGGGAGCGCGTCAAAGATGGCCTGATGTACGTGAGGCTTGACGTTCGCCAGGCGAAGGAACGCCGAACTGGCGCGTTCGAGGATGTCAGAAATAGGGAAGCCTTCACCCTCGTCGTCTTCCACGGTTACAAAGAGCTTCGGATAATTGAAGGCGATAGCCGCGATTAACTGACGCGCGACCGTATAAAATACCGGCACCCGGATAACCTCGGAGGCGTCCAGGTCGCGGATTTTCTCGTCGAATTGCAAATTGTGCAAGTCAATCAAGCTTTGCCATTGCTTCAACCTGTGCTTATACAGATCGTCGAGAATTTCCATCTCCCGACGCCAGAATTTAACTTGCCGTTTCGATAGTGCCATAATTTCACTTTTAAATTATGCTTGCCGGCCCCATCCGACCGGCAAACACGTAAAAGGGCGCTCTCCCGACCGGCGGGATGGCGCCCTTTTTTGCTACAATGAAGAAGAATGTGACAGCGCTCGCTTTCCAGGCAACACGCCGCTTAACCATAGGAGAATAAAAACATGCAACTTCCAAGCACTATACCCGACCCGTAGACGGCTTGGACATCTACGAATATTTAGATTGTTGCTTGCCCAGTTTTTCGAGAAGGTCGATAACGGCCGCGCCGGCGTTCGGCCGAGTGTCCGGCTTTTTAATCGGTCGCGGCTTGTATACGTGATTGATGATATAGCGCAGGCCGTCGGCCGGGTGGTCGTCGCCCCCCTTTAGCACGTCCTCGGCGTCGTGCGGGTCGCGCTGCACGGATGCCAGCGACGAGGTGACACGGTCGGTGCGGCCCCGGAAAAACTTGATGCGCTTCGAGTACATTAAATCCTTGAGATTTCGCCAACCGTTTACCCTGTCCATGTTCGCCCGGGTCAGGTGGACGCCCTGGCTGGCGAACGAATCGCGCGGCGCCAGCGCCTGGCTGGCTTCGCCCGGCGCCCGGGAGGTCCACATATCCGACGGCGCCAGGTTAAGCTTTGGCCGGCTTTTGCGGATAAACGGGCAATTATCGACCATCGCCTTGACGCCGCGCGCGTGATCGGCACCGCCGGCCTCCGCACGGACGTACTCGTCTACTACCCACAGATCGTCGTCGAAATCGACGGCCGCAATGCCCCACCAGGTAGGATTGTGCTCGCCATAATCGCCACCGGTAAACACTGACCAGCCTTCCGGGATTTCAAACGGTTCGACTTCGGCCTCGCTCCGCGCAAACATCGAGAAATAAGCGCCGACAATTGCGTTCCAGTCGCCATCGAGCCAGGCGCGCACCAGCTCCGGGTCGCCGACGCCCTTTAACCGGGATATATACCCGGGGTCGCCGGCCAGGCCGATTTCGTTGTCGCGCACCCTGGACGGGACGAACATCCGCGCCAGGCCGCTCTCGTCGTCCTGGTGCAGGTGGTAGCCCTTGGGATGCCGGCCTATTTTGAAATATTGTTTGATCTCAGCATGACAGCGGCCGCCCGGGTTGCCCGTGGCCCTAATGCGTTTATGCTGCGCCGGTCCACGAAGGCGGCTCTTCATCTGGTGGTACGGCGTCAGGCTCGGCCAGTTGGGCAGCTCATCCCAGCCAATCCAGGCCAGGCTCCAGCC